ATAGCTGCAGTAGGTGTTGAGCCTGATTTAATTACTAACTCACCACTAGAATTTGTTAAACTACCAAATACTGTACCATCATCCTTAAGTGTGATATCTGCACCACCTGCATCTAATATAATATCTCCACCAGAATCTAGTGTAATATCTGTGCCATCATTTGTAATAGTATCTAGTGCAATACTTCCAATGTTGCTTATATTTGCATCACCAAAATCTAATGCACCTGCAACTGTTAATGTCCCTGATATGTCTACATTACCATTTATATCAACTGTAGTTGCAGCAATCTGTATTTCTGTATCTGCTACTAAATCTAATTGTCCATCTGCAGATGAATTAATAAATATTGCAGTATCTCTAAATTGTATTTTTTCTGTACTAGCTATAAGTATGTCATCTGAAAACTCAAAGTAGTCTTCGTCTTCCATCCATTTTAATACACCATCACTGGTCTCACCATCAAAGGTGATTGTAATATCTGTACCTGCTGTTCCTGCACCAAATGTTAAAGTGTTACCTAATAACTTTGTGATAGGACCACCCTCAGCACTTGTGCCATCATGGGTATGTCCTGTACTAGAGGCAAATGCCGCTAATATCTGGTCGAACTCTGCATTAAAATGAGATGCTTCAATAGTACCTCCATCAACGATAGTTGATGAACTCTGTCTAGTATAAGTTGCTCCCATGTGTTATCTTCTTCCTCCTGCTGAAAATTCCATTTCAAATCCTTTTAATGATATTGGGTTGTTATTTGTTGCGTCTAATATTTTTGCAGCTACAGTAAATCCACTACCTTCAACTGCTTGTCTAATTAAATCTGAACCTGTAGAACCATACACTGCTGAACCATATGTAGATTCTGTTAATCCATACTGTGCTATGTTACCTGTTACAGATAAAGTGTAAGGTTCTGGTTGTGGAACTTCGTCATCACTGAAATCATATTCTAATAAAAAACTAGATGATAATGTGCCACCTGGGTCTATGTTCCATATGACCTTCTGCATATTTTTTCTAATACCAGGGTCCCCCATTGTCATATCTGGTGAACGATATACTCCACTTATATTTACAGTTGACTCTGCTTGTGTAAATACATTTCCAGATTCTTGTTTGTAAACAAAACCATCGTAGCCACCATTTATAATTGTTTCTACATTAGATATAAATCCAGAGTCAGCACTTGAAACTTTTAATCCTTGCATATCTGCATATTCAAAACCAAGAGAACCTGTATTAGGATTAGCTTTAATTACTGATATTAATCCTCTTGATGAATTTTCGTCTTGGTCTGCACTAGTAGGAAAAAACAATCTGTATTGTGATTTACTTCTAATTACTAGTGAGTTTATATTATGTGTTGTAATCTCATTAATTCTTTTTTGTACTTGCTTAGATACCGTACCAAGTTCTGTATCGTCAATTCTTTCTGTTCCTGCTATAGTTCTAAGTCCGTCAGGTGCTAAAAATATTACATCACCACCAAGTTCCTGTATACTTCTACCATCTGTACATCCTATATTTCTAGTTACTGGTGTTACTGCAAAGTTAGCAGATGATGTACCTGTTAGTTTAAATATTTTATCTCTACCAAATATAATTAAACTATTACGGAAAGTTCTTAGTCCTACAATCTCTGTATCAACTTTAATAGTTCCGCCACCATTACCACTAGTAAAATCATTAGTTTGGTTTGGACCCATGAAACTAACCTCTTGTATATTACTAGAGTGTCCTGCAAAAAATATATGATTCTTAAATATTTCTACAAACTTAAAATTAGATGTTCCTGATGCGTTGACTACAGTAGTGCTAAAAGATGTATCTAATATTTGTGGATTAGATGTTCCAGTAGTAATAATAATTTTATCTGTACCATCAAAGTTAAATAATCTATGTTCATAGTTTTGTGTGGGTGTTCCTAAACTTGTAATAGTAGATGTCCAACTACCAGAACCTGAACTAGCTCTATGTATACTACCACCTCTACCTGCTAAAACTACGTCATTAAATATAGCTGTAAATACAACTCTTTCTGTAGAGGCAGAAACTTGTGGACATACATTAGTATTATACTTTGTTGTTCCTAATACTTTCTTATAACCACCTTCAATGTCTGGTTCAAAGTTTCTAAGTTGTAGTGCCTCACCTGGAGACATAGAGAACACATCTTTATTTAAGATTAATCCTCCACCTAAACTAACAACTGAAGGTTGTACTTGTGCCATTCTATGTAAATGTTAAGACAGATGTATTACTTGTAGTTCTAGATGTAGTGTTTAAATTTACTCTAGTATCTTTCATATACTCTTGTCTGTTTAACATCTCCACTCTAATTCTTTCCACACCTTTTTCATATTCAGCGTTAGCAATGTTAGCCATAGGAACATCATTTCTTAATTTATATAAATAATATTTAGCTCTATTTACAACTACATCAGAGTATCTATCTGGTAAATCTAATGTATCTGTGGCTGCTGATAAATCAGTATGTGTTTTAAAATATTCATACTCTACTGTAAAAATATCCTCATCTGGTATCGGCGATAGACCAAAACTTAAATGGTCTTGTGTTCGATATACAAATAATGGTTTACCATATTGTGAGTCTGTATTTCTTTCATCGTTAGTATATCTGCCTTGTATATATGCATCATAGCTAATATATTTTAAATTGATTGGTATCTCATCTGCTGATACTCTAATAAAATCCACTTGCATATTTGTTACAGTTGTAGGATTATTTATTGTAACAAAAGTTGTTTGTGCTGTTGCAACAAATGATGTTGATAATATTGCACCGTTACCGAAGTTTTCTACTGTTAAAGTTTCATTTAAATTTTGTGTTCCCTCTGCTACAGTTCCTACTTGTATCTTAAACGCTTGTCCTGTTCCTACAGTATCAAAAGCTCTTATAACTAATCTATATTTTTTATTTACTACAGTTGATATAGACTGTGTTACTGTTGAATCATTAAGTTGTAATCTACCATTTCCTGTAGATACATAAGAGGGGCTACCATCCACAGTTGTCCAATTGTTAATATTAGATGTAAACTCTCCATTAGTTATTAGCTCTGTAGGTCTTATTCTAAAAGTATCAAAATCCGCTAGTCTATAATTATCTGGAAAAGTATACTCTTGTTGCCCTGCATTCAAAACTTGTGTGCCATTTGTATGTAACCAAGCCCACTGCAACTCTGACATATATAATTCATTAACAGCTTTGTTAATAAAATTTTTTGCAGAAGTTTGCACTCCTCTGCTTGAACTAAAGTTAGAACTTGTTAGTTCTACCTCATTCAACTCATTGAGCACTAAATTAGTTAGTGTTAAATATGTCTTTGTTGTTGCCATTTCTTTCTCTCTATGTTGTTAGAAATTTTATTAATATCATCTTGTGTCATGCATATCATTGCTGAACTAGCTAGGTTATCAACACCGAACTGTCCTTCTATAGATTCTTTTAATTTATCTTGATATGTAATTAAAAAGTCATTACAACTTTTTGTGTCTGAAAAATTTACATACTGATAAGTAAAAACCTTTGGATACTGTTCTACATTCAGCATTACTATTAGGGCTATAAAAAATTTCATATTAAGAGAGGGGAATAATCCCCTCCCTATGTTTTAATATACTATTATGCAATAGATACTTTTTGTGCTTCTGAATCGCCTTCGCCATCAAAATCAGCAAGTACACAGAATACACGGACTTTACAATCCACTGCACCTGTTGCAATTACTAAGTCGATAGTGTCAGCAGCAGCATATACACCGTAACCTACAGATGTTGTTCCCATTGAACTGTCACCTGCTCTTGCTCTGGTTGTTTCCATACCTGCAGTTGCTGTTGAAGCTGAAACGTATCTATCTACGTCTGCTCCATCACCAAGAGATAATGTTCCAGAGTTACCTGCACCGTCAGCGGTTAGGATATCTAGACCTGCATACAAACATAAAGTGTTTGCAGGAACTTCGATTACTTGTACAACATCACCTGATGCGTTAGTGAAAGAAGAAAAGTCCACAACTTGTGTGACCATTCTTACAGGCTTACCCACTGGTAGACTAGCGGATGTAGATGCATTACCTGTTACTGTTAAAGTTGCCATTTAATTATCCTCCTTTTAGTCTATTAAGATGTGTGAAAGAACTAAAGCGTTATCTCTTAACACTTTTCTTCCAAACACATGTAAACCTCTAACTACGTCTGAGAAAGATTCAGGGTGTCTAATTACCTCAATCTTTGCAATGTGGTTAGCTGTTGCTGTAGAAGACATATGACCACCTAATACTTTAAAGAAGTTCGATGTTGAACTTGCTGCAAAGTTGTTTGTCATATATACATCCATGTTCATGATTTTACCGCTGAGCACTTTACCATTTCTTAATGGTTTTGCGTCACCAGTTGTATCACTCATTAGTTTAGAGTTAGCTTGACCTAATTGTTCTACAAACTCAGGACCTGCTAAGAACCATCTGTTCTCTTCAGGTACATCAGCCGCATTAAGCAGTCTGTTGTGTTTTGAGATTGTATCCACTGGGTCTACTTCACTCGAACCAAAACCTACGTCTTGGTCTTGACCTGAGCCTGAATCAGCACCTAACACATGGTCTGGTGATGAAGAGCTTGGTCCTGCTACCATAGCTGCAATTACGTTTTGGTCGTAGGCGTTCTTTAGTGCATAAGCACCAGAAGAAGTAGCAACACTTTCAAAATTGACGTGTGAGTGTCTTTCCTCAATGTCATCAACTTTAAATGAAAATGCGTTTGCTTGGTCTACGACAAGTTGGATTTGGTCATCAACGATATCTTGTGTGTCAACGACTGCTCCTCTTGAGTACGCACTCACGCTAATAGTAGGTTCTTTTATGATGTTTACTGTGTCACCAAAGTTCTCGATTTCACCTGCGTAGTCGGTATTTGTAATAGCTTCTACTACAGATGCTGTACGGAAGAACTTCTGGACTTTCTGGGAATAGATAATTGGACTAAAGTTTCCATTAGGCAAGTTATTATTACCAGATACTTTTGAAAAAGCCATCTTTTTCTCCTCCTATTATTGTTATTAAAATTGATATGAGTTATTTACTTATTGGATTCGACCTTCTCTGTGAGCTATATCAATATCCTTCTCAAATTTAGCATAGACATCTGGTTTCATCTTTTGGATATCTGACCACTTCCATACTTTTTTATCAGTCGGTGTATCTGATGGTTTAGTTTTAGAAACAGATTTAGCTGCTTCTTTCTTTGCATCATATGTCACCTTCTTAGTAGAGAGTCCTCTATCATACTTATACAAATCAATTGCACGAGCTGCTGACTTTGGATTATCGGTATTGTCATAAAGCCAAGATTGTATTGTACTATCCTGTACAGATGCCCAATCATGGAAATCTGCACTCTCTCTGATATCTTTAAAATCAGGATGTCTTTTTGCAAGTTCAACTTCTGCTCTATCTCTAGCTAATTGAGTTTGTTGTTTCTTAACTTGTAACAACTGCTCTTCCATTTCTTGTTTAGCTTTGACTGTAGCTTCTGTTGTAAGTTGCATGACAGAATCATACATCTCAGGATTATCTCTTCTCCAATCTTCTAAATCTTCTTTTGATTTAAATATTGGTTTAGATGCAATAGCCTCTTTCTCTTTTTTTAATTTGAGAACTTCATCTTTATGCTTCGAGATAGTCTCATCATAATGCCTTTTCAAGTCATCATATCTCTTCTTGAATACGGCATCTTCTACTCCGACAGGGTGTTCTTCTTTAGGTTTCTCCTCGTCAGGTTCTTCCTTAGATTCTTCAGTAGCTGTCTTTTCGTTTTCCTTGTCCATTAAGTTCCTACTAGGATGCTTATAGGGTGTTGGAGTTGCGATTTCTTCTGTTGCTTCAGATTCTTTTTCTTCTACAACGTCAGATTTCTTTTCGTCTTTTTCCATTTATCCTCCTTGGGGTGCAGTTGGAATCTGGTCGCCCCTAAATGCAGTGCCTCTATTGAGAGGGTGGCTGCGTCATCATCCCCTGACCAGGCATTGGTGCAGGAGTTTCACGTTGCGGTGAAACTGGTTGTGGTGTAACACTAGGTTCTGGTATTGCTTCTTGCATTATTGTACCAAAACTAGTACCAAAAACTTTTGACATAAAATTTCTAAATGGTGGAACATTTAATTGTGTTATTAATTGTTTCTCACTATCATCTAAATTTTCTAAATTATTAGAAACATCTCTAGCAGAAATTTCTAACTTCATTGGTTCTGCAGGTGCAGGTGTTGGACTTACATTAGCCCCCATTACACCTTGTCTCATTTCTTCTTCCATATTTTATCTCCTAAATTTATCTCTAAAACTAGCTATATCTCTTGACATCTTTCTAAAGTTTGAACTTCTTTGCTCTTTTTCACTTTGTCTTTGTTCCGTAGTTTTTGTAGCCTCTGCTTTTCTTCTAGCCTCAGATTCTTTTCTTCTCTTTTCTGCTCTTTCATTGACTCTTGAATTATAGTCACTAGCTATCTTTGATGCTGCTTCTCTATCTGATGCTGCTAATTTTTCACTTGTTTGTCTAGCATCATCCTCAGCTTGTTTTATTTCATTTTCAATATCTTTTAGTTTCTTCTCTGACCTATTTCTCTTATCTATAGAGTCTTTAAATTTAGCTTTTACTCTTGGTAAATTTAAATTTTGACCTTGTAACATTTGGTTTATGGCATCTATTTCCATCTGTAATACATCTTTATCTCTATTTAATTGACCAAAGTATTCAATGGATTTGTTAAAACTTGTAAATTCACCAGAGTCTAATTGACCAAAGTTTCTAGTATCTCCTGTTGCAGGTTCTGTGGGTCTATCAGTTGTAGTTTCTTCTTTTACTTGTGTTTTGGTTTCTGTTGTAGTTGGTGCATCCTCTTTTTTATCATCACCACCTAATACTTTATTAGCGATGTTTATGATACTAACATCTTCCATCACATCACCTAAAGCCGTAGCTGCATCTTGTAAAGCCTCTCCTGCCTTTGGGCTAGTTGCAACTATTCTATAATAGTTACCATCTTTATCTTGGGTAAAATCTTCATCAACTCTGCTTTGACCATATATATTTTTTAACCTATTAACTTCTGCATTGTCTATAAGTTTTATTTGAACACCTCTGTTTCTATACTTCTGATTTATCTCTCCAATCTTTGAAGACATATTAACTCCATATTGGTCTTCTATCTGCTGCATCTTAATAGAGTTTAGTGCTCCTGATTCCATACTACCTGCAGCTCTATCTAATACATGAGTGTATCCTTCTATTAAACCATTATTAGATATTTTAGGTCCAGTAAAAGTTGGTCTGTCACCTCCAGTATCTCTCTTTATAGGTCTACACACACCATCTACTAATTTAAATCCAGGTGGGCACGGGTCTAATTTAGGTTGTTCAGGTATAGGTGTTACTGGAGTTGTTGGTGGTAAAGGTGGTGCTTCAACTCTACCCTCCCCTGCTTTAGGAAATTGTGTTTGGTCAAACTGAGGAAGCATTGGTCCCTCTATTTGTTTTAATTGTCTTTGATAACTTTGTTCTGGTGTACCATACTTTACTACAGCATCTGGTCCTTCATATGCTTTTCCTGTTACAGACATTATGCCATCAGTTGGGCTATAAACTTTTTGTTCTGTTGTTACAGGTTTCACAGATGTTTTAAATGGAAACATAATCCCTGAGGATTCTTGCTGTAATACTTCTGATAATTTAGTTGCCATTATTGTTGAGTTGGTCCCTGAGGTTGAGCATTTGGTTGACTAAAGCCGCTTTCCCCTGGAGCTTGTGGAGTTCCGACTCCGATGTTGCCACCTCCAGACCCTTGTGTATCTGCGTTATTTGCTCCTGGAGGTACTCCTCCAGTATCTCCCATGCCACCTTGTTGTTGGTTATCGCCTTGAGTTTGTTGATTTGCATTCATTTCTCCTATCATCTTTGCAAAGATTGCTGCCTTCTCTGGGTCGTTTACCAATTGGTCTGGGTCTATATCCATAGACTTTGCAATCTCTTTTATGATACTATGCCATTTAACAAACGGTGCTAAGAACTGATTAGAAGCGACTTGCATAAATGTCATTAGTCTTTGTGAGCGAACTTCTTTTGTCATTAAGGATGTAGTGCCTTGTGCCTTTACATTTAAGTCGCCTTGTATTTCAGGTATATCTTTATTAAATTGCATGTTCCAATGAAACAAAGATTCACCCAATGGTTTTAAAAGATAGTCATCTACATTTTTAATAACTGTTTTAATATTTAAAGCAGCAGCACCCATAAGCATTGACATACCTGATGCTGTTCTAGTTGTAGATTGTATACCTGTTTGTCCATGAGAATAAGATGGTAGACCAGTTGCTTCATCTGCTAGTTGTCTAAACCTATCAAATATCTGCATGTTCTCTGGTGCTGTATTTGGAAATCTTAATCCATGTATAGCTTGTCCTGTTTGTCCACTTTGTCTTCTAAATATTTTTCCTGGGAAAACAGACATGTCTTGTCCTGGCACTAACATAGTTTCATCAACATCAAAAACTAAATTTCCTGCCAATGCTAAATTATCAATAGCCATTCTTGCATGACCATTCATAATTGTTTGTGAGTCATCCATATTTTCAGGTATGCCCACGCCAAAGAATTGATAAGGATTTATTTCATAAGGGCATACCATAAAAGGATTTCTGGCGGGTGTAAATGGATTTAATACTAGTCTAATGATGTGACCGTTAGATACCCATGCATTTATTTGCACTTCATCTAAATCATTTTCTATATTATCTGGCATTTCAATACCTGCTTCTTCAACAAGGTATTTATCCATCACTCCCCAATATTCTAGAATCTCATATCTATTTTTATTATATTCTTCTTGGTTCTCTCTATCGAACAATGCAGTTTCATAACTTCTTGTTTCATAGTTAGAACCACCTTCTAATAAATCTAATATTGCAGACTTTCTAAAAAATGGTCTATTAATTAAATCCCTTACCTGAGTACGTGTATATATGTGTCTTTGAATTACGTAATCAGCATCCTCTATTTGAACTGCATCTGGGTCAGGATATAAATCCCAACAACTTACAGCTTCTACCCTTGGTACTAATTTTTTAATGGGTTGATATTCTCTCTCACCATTATCATTTAAAACCCACTTATGTTCAGACTTATCGTAATTAAATGGTCCTTTTAAAATACCTGTTCCTAATAGACACATTTCAAATAAAACATGTCTCATTACAGATATAGCATGTGATTCCTCTAACTGGTCATGGATTAATTTTTCCATGTTTCTAGCAGACTCTTCTGCAGGTTCTATCTGAGGCATAGATTTTAAATCAGGTGCAGGTCCTTTTTCAAATCCTGCATTAGCATATTTTTCTGCTAATCCATTTAAAATACTATCGGCGGTAGAGCCTGGAGATATATCTCTGCCATCACCATCAAACCCATATATGTCCTCCATACGTGGGTCCTTCATATTCTCTGGTTTTATGTGTGCATATTTACTAGTCCCTGATGGAACTGTAGTAGGATGTATTCCAATTGGAAACTTACCTTGCGAAAATAAAACCTCTATTAGTTGACCGTAAGCAGCTAATACTTTAGTTTTTGTAACTTTAACAAAGACTCTAGATTTTTCAGAATCTCTAAAAGCCATATCAGAACCATAGATACCTCTATAGTTTCTGTATGCTCTTAACCATCTTTTCTCATCGTATAGACGTGCTTGTTCTGACTCTTTTAATCTAGATTCAATTACATAACCTAGATTATCAAAGCTAGAATCTTTCTCGTTGTCTAAAGCTTCTACGTTGTCACTTTCAGAGAAAACACCTTGTGGGTTTTCATGTGGCATTTAAATTAGTAATCTCTTTCGTCAGCTAATGTAAATACTTTCCCGTCAACAGTGTTTTTGTTTTCTTTTGGGAACTCTTTATTTACTCCGCCTTCAGCGTAGTCTGCAGGTAAACCTGTTCCAGGCTTTACTACATTTATCTTACTATCCCCTTGCTTAGCAGCCTCATTACCATACATATTTTCTGGTAGGTCGCCTTGCTTGTACTGTTTCATTATTGCCATTTTTACCTCCTATGGTTCTTGGTTTGATACCTTATCCAATCTTTTACAGACGAATAAAATAAAACTTCTGTTAAAAAATTACCGTATGAATTTACAACACCTTCTTCATCTTTTTCTTTTAGATTGTATTGATAAAATCCAACGTGTAGTAGTTCATGCAATAAAACATTTACTGCATCTGGTCCACCTCTATCTATCATTTCTTTATCTAAATATATTTTATAAGGTGGTATTTGAACAAATGTTCCTTGTGCCTCTGATACTTCATACATAATATCATGAGGAACACAAACTAGTTCTACTGTAAAAGGACCGATAGTTACTTTATCTGGAAGTTTCAATATCCGAATACACTATCAGCAGGTGTAGAATTTTGTCTTTCAGTAGATGTTATAAAATCATTTCCTCGTAAAGATACTGGGTGTAAAGGTCTACTCATACATCCATATCTTAATGCATCGTATGCGTGGTCTTCTGCATATGTGTCAACATCTTCTGGATTATTTTTATCCACAGGTAACATCGGTAATGTTCTAATTAAGTTTAGACAATTACTAAATATAAATAAACTTGGATGACCTGTCTCTTCGTTAACTCTTAATCTTTTGTGAACTTCTACTTTTCCAGATATTCTACTTCTAGGACTTCTATCAGATTGTCTCCAACGACATCCTTCTTGTATCATTGTTTCTGCAATACTAGGACCTATGTCTCCTCTTCTTGCCCAAGTAGAACTATCTAAAACTCCGTATCTAATATATTCACCATCTTCTAATTCTAAAACTTTTTTTGCAAATACATCTGCTGTATTTCTTTTTGTATACAGTTCTCTATATGCAAATAAATTATTATCGTAATCTACAGCAAACCATAAACAACATGCAGGTGAACTATATCCCCAGTCTGCCGCTCTAAACTTCATCCAGTTCCTAGGTATATCAAAAGGTTCTATCACATGAACTGGTCTACTAAATTCAGGGAAAGATGAACTTTCATATGCATCCCAATCACCTTCTAAGAATTGTTTCTTTTGTACTTCAGGCAGAGATGCTAACATAGCGTAGTAATCATCAGTCTGCATTAGATATGGATTATCTTGTAACTTAGCAGGTATAAATTTTCTTGATATTTTCTTTATACCCTTTGGTGTTTGTATCTCCACATCAAACTTTTGATTTGGTTCTGATGGGTCAACAAACATTTCTTTTACCCAAGTAGAACCTACATTACCAGGATTACCAGTTGCTCTCATGTAAACAGGAATGTCTGGGTCTACACTTCTAAGTGATGAACGTAGAAAGTTATAAATATCTTGTGTCGGATATTGTGGTAGTTCATCTATTCCAATCCAAGTATAAGACTGTCCTTGGTATCTTAATGCGTCAGTTAAATTTTCTGCA